GTCATCAAACAGCTTTGTTAATATGCTGATAATTTCATTTGAATCTTTTACCTTTAATCTAAGTACATCTTTCAAAGAAACATTGCAAAATATTTCAATCATTTTTGAATTAACAAAGTTTGAACTTTTGTTTTGTTTTTCTATTTTAAGGAAGTGTTTATACTGCCTTAATGTAATATCTGATAATTTAGTTGGTATATCAATTTTAAATCCCATACTTGTATAACGTATTAAATTAGTTCATTTATAAAACGAAGATAATAAAAAAAAGGATGACCATTTCTAGCCATCCCTTTTACAAATAAAACAAACAAATTTTATCTATTGTTGTAATATTCCAACATTGCATCTTCAATATGTTCAAGTGTAATATAGTCCAATTCCCTTTTTATATCACAACCTTGTTCATCTATAACTTTCCAAATTTCTACTTCAGGTGCTGAACCACAATAGTCATATGTTTGTTCTTCACCATCATAAACTTTACCTTCAATTTCATATATTTCAAAATCCCCTTCAAATTCTAATGATATTTCTAATCCTTTCATACTATTGTATTTTAATATTTAGTTTTAAATAATTCTTAATTCCTTCTTTTTTTCTAACCTGATAGTTAATATGTATGTCAGTAATATTACTATCTTGTTTTAGATGATATTCCATTTGCTTTTTTAAATCATCCCAAGCTACAGCACTTATCATTTGATAAATGCTTTTACTTTATTTTCCAATCTTTCTAAAGATGATTTTTGCATAGATTCTAAATCTTCCTTTTGCCATTCTAATACTGATTCTGCTGCATATGCAATAGCTAAAAGTTTCTTGTATTCTGATAATGTAATCTTAATTTCTATCATTTTGTAAGTTTTATTGTTCCATACAAATATAAAACAAATTAACTTATAAACAAAAAGGATTATAACTTATTTTAATAGATGTGGTATTTACCAAAATTTGGTCTACTTAGTATTGAATAAGTAGCATAACGACAGGGATCAATAATGTGGTTGTGCTTATCTTCAGGTGTATTAATTAGCCTACCTGATTTATCTTCTTTCCATTTGTAGTTTCTAAATTCTTGTATAGCATTATTGGAATTAGATAGTATGTGAATCCTATATCTTTTTAATAAGTCAATCCCTGCATTAATAGAATCCTTACCTTTAACACTTGGGAATATTTTATGACCCATTGTTCTAAGTTCCTGTATTAATCTTGGTTCAGCAGAATCGGCATAGATAGGCTTGTTTCTAAGCTGTTCTTTTTTTAAAAAGGTATGAATGTCCTTTGTAGTCATTTGTGTCCTGTACAGATGTTCTTTTACATATAGGTTGATACCTTTAGTATAAATAGAAACCAACGTTGTAGGATCATTGGAATATCCAAAGTCCATACCATAGGATATTAATTCAGCATCATCAGGAACTATTGAAACTTCTTCATATTTGAATATGGTGCTTCTACTTGCAGATCTTTCACCTAATCCATAGATTTGCCAATATTGTTCATCAGTATATCTAAGCCTTTCTATTTCATCAATTAGGCTTTGTTCTAAAAATGGATTATCTAGATATGTAGTTTTGTAAAAGTTACAATCATCCCTTGTAATTACTTTATCATATAGCCAATGGTATTCATCTGATGGGTTAAAGTCAATGACTATTTTATCCATTGTTCTAAATATTAGCTGCTGCCAATCTTCAAAGTATAATTCATTAGCTTCATTAATGAATAGTAAATCCCTTTTTCTACCACGTATTTTTTGTGGTTGGTCTAATGATATGAATTCAATCAGATTCCCATAAAGGCTATATTCAGAATTTGATTTGTTGTGATTAGATTCCCTGTATATGTTGTGGTTTTTTAGTATATCAATGAAGTCCCTTAATACTGTTGCCCTTAAACTAGGAAATGACTTTCTACATATTGTAATGACTTTATCACTATTGTTAGCACAATAATAGAATATAATCCACAATATGATATTAAAAGTTTTACCTGACCTTGTACCACCTTGTTCAACTACAATTTTTTTTTTGTTGTTTACTAAATGCTTGTAGACAATGTTAGTTTGTATCTTCGGTTTTATCAATGATTTCTATTTGAAAATTTGTAGGTACACCATCAGCACCTGTGATTTCTTGTCTTTCAATATAACCCCTTTTCTTACCTTTGGTCTTTAAATAAAAGATAGTGGCTGCAGTTGAATTATCACCTATCTGTTTATGTAATTTAGATTCAGCATAATCCAATGCAACATTTTCAATATCCCTTACAGCATCAGCAAATTCTTGATCTTCATTAAGCCACTTGTAATATGTGCTTCTAGGTATATCTGCATTTCTACAGGCAACTGTAACTATTCCTAAACTTTTTTCTAAAGCCTTCAATAGTGATTCCTTTTTTATGTGTCTACTTTTGTTCATTTTTTATATTTTTCATTTAATATTTTTGGGATTGTATTGTTCCAAGCCACCCTATGATGTAGCCTAGAATTTTCAGTATTTAGAACAGATACAGTTACTGATGATGGACTAAACAAAACACTATAGAATGATTTAATGTATGTACCTTCATCTAAATAAAAATCTGTTAAACCACCATTATTAGATTGTGTATCTGTTTGCTTTAATGATACATTTGGAACTGTAAAAAATAAATCACCAATACTGCCTAGCCTAGTATATATATTAACATCTTCATTAATTGTGCCTAAAAATTTAAAAGGTCTTTTAGTGCTGCAGAAAAAGCTATTCATACACTTCCTTTTTAAACTTAGCTTCTTTGCCCATCCACTTTGATTGCCACCTATCCAATCACCATTTTGTGACATTGCAATGCTTTTAGCAGGAATAGATTTATAGAATTTTAATAGTGCTTTAAATACATCATCAACTTTATTAATGTAACCCCTTCCGTTATTGTAAGATAAAGTATTATCAAACCTATAACTGAAATCTGTATAATCATCATCCATTTGTAAAAAATATGTTATACCTAAATCTTCAGCTATTTTAAAACAGGCGTTTCTAGCATATACAACAACCCTTTTATCATTAAAATTATCAGCAGCATCAAATTTTATATCATCCTTATTAAATGTTATTACTTGATCTTTGTATTTGGTTTTGTATTGATTTAGTTTTTTATCATCAGTTGAACATATTAGATAAATTTTACCTGTATATCCAAACCTATCTAATGTTTTATATGTCTTAACATTATCAGGTCTACCATAGGTTAATATAAATACAGCAAAATCATCATTCATAATATACCATTCTTTTTATATGAATCTGCTATTTCATTTGTCAGTTTTACATATCAATTTTCTATAGCTTTCTTAAAATCAATAATAATTAGTGCAGAATCTTCCATTAGTGTTTGAACATCTTTATTAGAATGTGCATAGTAATCTGCAATCTTGCTGTAGTCAAAAACAATATGCCTTTGTGCTGTAGTAATAAGTAACTGTTTTTCTTCTTCTGATATATTAGATTTATTAATGTTGTTTATTAGTTCCTGATATTTAGAATCATCATACAAATCTTTTATTTTTGGTTTATTTTTGTTTGGCTTGTATGTGGGTGCTTCAATTTTTCTTGTGTATTTTTCTTCTTCTTCATCTTCTTTTTCAAATGGAAATCCATCCAATCCCCAATCTTCTAATTCTTGCTGTTCCCAATCATTACCTAGTACATCCCAATCCCATTCGCCAAAACCAACATTGTCTTTTATTACAAATTCTTTTTCTTGATCTTCTGTTAATTCATCTGCTTGTAATATCCATACTTCTTTTAGTCCTGCATCAATACAGGCTTTTAATCTCATATTACCACCAAGAACAACCCATTCTTTATTTACTACAATAGGTCTAAGTTTTAACATTTGTGGGAATCTTCTTACAGATTTCACAAGTTTCTTGAATTTATAGTCCTTTATAAATCTAGGGTTATCAGGGTTTGATATTATTTTGGATATAGAAACTTTTTGCACCATATAAGTATAACGTATTATTTAAGGTTTTTTTTCCATTCTAAAGATTTTTTCCATATATCTAATCTTTCTTCAAGTTCATCTAAATAAACTTCATCCAAATCTTTTAGTAATTTATATATTGGTGAATTTAGTTTTTGTTTTAATTTGTTTATTTTATTATTTAGATTATTTACTTTGTTTTCTAAATAGTAACATTTATCAATTTGGTCATAATTTAAGTTACTTTTAAATGTAAACATATTTTCCATTTCTTTTAATTTTGGATTATGCTTTGCCAGTTCTTTATATGTCCTGCAGGAATGTATTGCCAATGAATGATCATATTTTTTGCCATTATCAATATAAAATTGTGCAATATATCGCCAACGCATATTTAATTTGTTTCTAAGCAAATGACCTAGTAATGCCCTAAGTTCAATGTATTCTTTTTTTCTTGTGTTTTTAAATATATCAAGTCCTGAAATTTCTTGTATTTTATTAGCTATTTCTGTAGGTGTTAAGTTCATTAGTATGTTCTTAGTTTAAGCTGTGAATAACATTCAATATATTTTTCCCTAGCTTTTGATTTATATTTTTCTTTAAATAATAAGAATAATTTTTTTCTATATTGATATTCTGTTTTACATTCTGCATAGTATTTTTTTGAAAATGCTTTTCCTTTACCTTTAAAAAAGTTTACATTATCTGCTTGATCACCTTCAATCATTTGTGAATAGAAATTGAACATTGCTTCTTCTTTTGTTAGATTATATACAACCCTGTGCTTGTGATGATAATTATATATTAATGCAGGGAATTGCTTGTAATCTTTATCTATTGATACAATCATTACTTCATCCCTACCAAATTCTTCTGTTAATGAAGTCCAATACCTAGCAACCATATCATCAGTTTCAATACCATAACCATAAATTGAATTATATGCTTTCTTTA